CATCTAAGAAGTTTTCGGTTATAAAAACATAGTTTTCTATTTCCATGACGATTTATCTTTTAGATAAAACTTATTTTTATACCTACTTAGAAATTGTATACTCCAAAATGCTGGCTGATGTTTCTTCTGAATATCTTCATAAAATGTTGTTTCCATTTTCCAATCTTCTCTTTTAAAAGGTATTACTTGTACATATGGAAGACCTTTTTGTAAAGTTAGATTAACCTCCCCATGTTTTTTATAATTCATTATAACTGGAAAATTTATTTCTTGAAAATGATAATGCTACCGTATGGGATGGTAATGCTTATGTAACAGACGACATCATAGGAATTTATTTAGATCTTGATAATCATAAGTTATATATAGCTAAAAATGGAACACTTGAAAATAGTGGAACAGGAGCAAGTTTAACCACAGGAAAAACTTATCATTTTTATCAAGAAGATGTTACTGGAGGAACTGATCATTCAACTTTTGAATTTAATTTTGGTGCTGGTACAAGCTGGACTGTTTCATCAGGAAATGCAGATGCTAATGGTTATGGAAACTTTGAGTACGATCCAAGTGCAGGAAGTTTTGATAGTGCATCAAAAGATTTTTACGCATTAAATACTAAAAATTTAGCGGAGTATGGATAATGGCTTATACAACAATAGACAATCCAGAATTATATTTTCAGGTTAAGTTATATACTGGAACTGGTTCATCATTAGCAAATACTTTAGATGGCTCTGAAGATATGCAACCAGATTATGTGATGATAAAGCAAAGATCTGGTACTCAACAATGGAATGGTTACGATGATCTGCGAGGAGTTCAACAATATTTAGGTTGGAATACAAATATTCAAGAATATACACAATCACAAGGATTAACAGCATTTGGTTCTGATGGATTTACAGTTGGAACTGACGACATGGTTAATAAAAGTTCATCAACCTATGTTGCTTATTGCTGGAAAGAATCTGCAACTGCTGGGTTTGATATGGTTTTATATACTGGAAATGGTAGCAACAGAACAATATCACACTCACTTTCAGCTACACCAGATTTGGTAATTATCAAAAAAAGAAACAATACTGGCGATTGGTTGGTAGGTGGTTCAACAACACTTGGCGGTGATAATAAATTATTATTATTAAACACAACTGCCGCATTAGATGATAATTCAGAAGTCTATCAATCTTTTTCTTCAAGCACTTTTGGAATTGGAGTTAATGCATATACTAATGCTAATACTGATACTTTTATTGCTTATTTATTTTCAGGCAAACAAGGCTTCAGCAAGTTTGGATCATACATAGGAAACGGAAATGCTGATGGAACATTTGTTTACACAGGCTTTCGTCCAGCTTTTCTTATGCAAA